TGGCAATGGCGGTTGGGATTAATAGGTTGGGGCTTCGGCCCCTTCCTTACCACACAAAGCAAGGGATTAACATGTACTACGAGTTTTTGGCTAAAGACGTTGTAGATCACCGGGATACTTTGGTTTCACAGGGTGACGTTGAGTATCTAGGGGATGTCCTTGAGTTGTTCCTGTCCTTCCTGCAAGGTGCTGGTTATTCTTATGTAGGTAAGATCACTGCTATCTCTAAAGACGGTGACAAAGAGTGGGGGACACTGTGAAGGTAACCTACATCTACCATTGTGGTTCGGACTGGACTACAGTTAATGCAGCTAGGGTTAGCTTCGGCAAAAAGAGCTATGCAGAGGGGTGGGATTGCATCGACATTGAGGATCGATCAGGTGACCTTGTGGCAGTCTTGTCCGATAAGGACATCAAGCTGATCAAGTACCTTGCTAAACACAAGCACTACAGTCCCTTTGGTCACGCCTTCGCTTCCTTCCACGTCAAAGCCCCTATCTTCGTGGCACGACAACTGGTCAAGCACAAGTTCCTTCGGTGGAACGAGATTAGTCGTCGATACGTAGAGGATGAACCTGAGTTCTATGTCCCTGAAGTTTGGCGTGGTAAAGCTCAGGATAAGAAGCAAGGGAGTGCTGGTGTTATTACCACATCCTGTGTGCAAGACTTTGATGGCGAGATGACCCATCCTCGTTTTGTAGCTGATGATGTTAATAGTTATGCTATTGCTATCTACGAACGAATGCTGAAAGCGGGTGTAGCACCTGAACAAGCTCGTATGGTACTGCCACAGTCTACAATGACTGAGTGGTACTGGTCAGGTTCTTTGGATAGTTTTGCTAATATGTGCAATCTTCGCCTCAAGGACGACACGCAATACGAAACTCGTGTGGTTGCACAACAAGTAGACGAAGTGATGGTTAAATTGTTCCCTCACTCATGGACAGTCTTAATGGAGAAACCTAATGATGATTGATACAGCAAAGGCTGATGCACTCAAGGAACTACTGAAGAGCGGGAGTGGTTTCTATGATGCTTACTACGAAATCTCAGATGCTGTCATTGTTCAAGCTCTTGTAGAAAACATTCGTGATCTCTCGGATGAACACAATGATCCCTTTGAGACGCCTGACAACAAGGCTGCTGACCTTGCAGCATTCTATCGGGTCTTGCGGTATTACACGACTGCGGCAGACTATCGTGAGTTTGTAATGCAATTAGCTAAAAAGGATAGTGTCCCGTTTTGACAAAGCTCCTCATTGATGGTGACACTCTAACCTATAGAGCAGCCTTCAGTAAGGATGGACAGACTGTTGGTGGTATTTGCGATAAGATTGACGAGTTGATCTCTAACATCTTGAATGCCACCAACCCTTATGCCACAAAGGAAGACTATCAAATCTTCTTGACTGGTAAAGGCAATTTCAGGAACGAACTCACTGATACATACAAACTCAATCGTGTAGCCAAAGAGAAGCCCTTGATGCTCGGGTTCGCTAGGAACTACATGATTGAAAAGTATGATGCCACAGTGAGTGAAGGTCAGGAAGCTGATGATGACATTGCTATTGAGGCTACAAGACTTTACCCTGATTGTGTGATTGTGTCTATCGACAAAGACTTTAGGCAGATACCGGGAACGATCTATAACCCACAAAGAGACAGTTGGGAGAAGGTCACTGAAGAGGCAGCTAGGCTTAACTTCTATGAGCAAGTCCTTACAGGTGACGCTGTAGACAATATCATTGGTGTCTACAAGATTGGTCCTAAGAAAGCCCAGAAACTACTGGCTCCTTGTGTTACTGAGCGAGAGATGTACGAGGTCTGTGTCGAGGCTTACAGAGGTGATGTTGAACAAGTAATTCTTAATGCGAGGCTTTTGTGGCTAAGACGACAAGAAAACGAAATGTGGGAACCGCCAAGCGTCTAGGCTATCGATCTGGTCTAGAAGAGAAGGTTGCCACAAAACTTAAAGCGTCAGGTGTAGAGTTTGGATATGAGACCACAAAGATCAAGTATGTGGTTCCTGAAAGCGTCCATAACTATACGCCTGACTTTGTCTTTCCTAGTGGTGTTATCGTTGAGACTAAGGGTAGGTTCGTCTTGGCTGACAGGAAGAAGCACCTCTTGATCCAACAGCAACACCCTGAGCTAGATATTCGTTTTGTCTTTTCTAACTCTAAGGCTAAGATCAACAAAGGCTCCAAGACGAGCTATGGTGATTGGTGCAATCAACACGGCTTCATGTATTCAGATAAGGAAATCCCAGAAGAATGGTACAGATTGTAAACGTACTTCGTGGCCCTATCCACTCCAGTGATGACCCTGATTGGGATATGGAAGATGATGGGTTTGGGCTACGCTACAATGAAGGTTATATCCTTGACGTTGTGGTCCGAGATGATCGTGGCGTCCTCTCTGAAGACCAACTGATCTATGAAGACTTTGAAGATGCCATGTCTCTTGTGGACCACTTCATGGACCAGATTATTCCTGTTGAATGGGAGGAAAATCTCTAATGGTACCTGTGTTCACCATCCTCAAGGCACACAACTTGGGGTCTTGGGTTTACCACAAAAGCTACTGGACCTATGAAGAGGCAGAGGATTACTTGAAGACTTCATCAGAAGTTACCTCTTACCAATATTGGAAGATTGAAAAAGTCTGGAGTTGGCCATTTTGAGTAGAATCCCTTACACAATCAACGTCGATGAGTACATTTGTGGTTGCCTTGAGCAAATCCGTAAGATGGTCGAAACTCACGACTTCTCTTCGCTCCTTGCTGTCACAGAGCGTATCCAATATCACGCAACCAAGATGGAATCTGCCCTTTACTCTTACGAAGACATCAAGTACAAGATTAGTAGGAAGGTAGATAAAGAGGACCTTACTGACGAAGAGTTTCGTGACTATGTTCGTGACCTCGTAAAGAAGTGGACCAAGGACGATGAGTAGGACTGTCGTAGTCTGGACTTGCGCCCACGCTCACGGTGACGTAAGTAATAAACGCTTTACTTGGCTAGGTGACCTCATTGAAGACATCAAACCTGACTACTGCGTTGACCTTGGGGATGGTGCTGACATGCAGTCCCTTAATACCTATGATACACGGTATCCTGCTGCTATTGTGGCACAGTCCTATCAGCGTGACGTAGAGGCTTACAATGAAGCTCAAGATCGTATCTGGGGTCGTTACAAGATCAGTAAGAAGAAGCGTCCTTGGCGCATTGGCTTCGAGGGTAACCACGAAAACCGCATCAAGAAGGCCATTGCTCATGATCCACGTCTAGAAGGTGATCGTTATGGAATATCATTTTCCCATCTTCAAACAGACCACTGGTTCGACGAATACTACAACTACGTTAATTCCGGCCCCGCCCTCGCTGCTTATGATGGTGTGCTCTATGGTCACTACGTGTCTAGTGGTAATTTTGGTAGTGCAATGTCAACTAAGCATCATGGTTATAGTCTTGTTGAAAAGCTGGCCCATAGCTGCACTGTTGGTCATAGTCACAAGTTCCACTATTATCGGAAAGCTGATGCTCGACCTACACCGCTTAACGGTCTCGTGGCGGGTTGCTTTAAAGGCTCCAGTGAATCATGGGGTGGTCAGGCCAACGCAGAATGGAGTAAAGGTGTTGTGATCAAACGGTATGTTGAGAACGGAGACTACGACATCCAGTGGGTATCTCTCGGCGCACTAGAGAAGGAGTACGGAAAATGATCAGCTACATCGACGGAAAAGTTTACATCCAAGTTCCACCCGACGCAGTAGACGTCCTAGCTGTCGCGGTCTTGAAAGAAGGACGGGGGCTTGCCGAGGATAGTCTTGGCAGCACCTTCACACGTATCTTCAATAACGGAGGGCGTGTCGAAGGGTATCTTATGGAAGATCTAACGGACAACCTAAAGTATCTCGACGCCTTCAATACTCTTCTTGAATACTACGGAGCCGAATGATGGCTAAATGGACACTAGGAAAAATGATCACCAAAGACGACATCGACGCATTCATGGACGAGATGCTGTTCAATGAATACCAGCAACAGGCTTGTAAAACTGCCATCTACCCGAAGGAATACAAGGTTATCTACCCAGCAATGCTTCTGTGTGGCGAGGCTGGGGAGATTGCCAACAAGGTGCAGAAGCACATGAGGGATGGCACCCCTCTCGACGACAAGGACTTGGCTAAGGAACTGGGCGACTGCATGTGGGCCATCGCTAACATGGCAGAAGACCTAGGATACGACCTGGATGAGATCGCCACGATGAACATTGAGAAGTTGAAATCTCGTGCAAGTCGTGGTAAACTGTCCGGCTCCGGGGATAACCGTTAACAAAGGAACGCAAGAATAATGAATAACTACCTGCCCACGGACTACCAGTCCTTCATCGCAACCAGCCGCTATGCTCGTTGGCTCGACAAAGAGAAACGCCGGGAGACTTGGAACGAAACTGTCCAACGTTACATGACTAATGTTGTCGCCCCTCAGATCGGTGACAACGGTATGATCATGGATGAGATCCACGAGGCAATTCTCAGCCTCTCTATCGCTCCTTCGATGCGCGCACTCATGACTGCTGGCCCTGCCTTGGACCGCGACAACACGGCAGGCTACAACTGCTCCTATCTGCCTGTGGACGACCCCAAGTCCTTCGACGAGGCGATGTTCATTCTTCTCTGTGGCACTGGTGTCGGCTTCTCTGTCGAGCGTCAGTATATCTCGAAGCTGCCGGAAGTCCCTGAACTCTTCCAAGCCGAGGATGTTATCGTTGTTCACGACAGCAAGGAAGGTTGGGCCAAGGCTCTGCGTAAGCTGATCGCTATGCTCTACGCCGGGGAGATTCCGACGTGGGATGTCTCTAAGGTCCGCCCTGCGGGTGCCAAGTTGAAGACCTTTGGTGGTCGTGCCTCTGGGCCCGCTCCTCTGATCGACTTGTTCAACTTTGTTGTTAAGACTTTTGTTGAAGCTAAAGGTCGTAAGCTGTCCAGTATTGAGTGCCACGACATTATGTGCAAGATCGGTGAAGTTGTTGTAGTTGGCGGTGTTCTTTGTAGTCATTAGGGGGTTATCCATGAT